TCTCTGATGTTGGAACTGTAATTTGGGGTAACAAAACATTACAAATTGCTGACACGTCACTTAACAGATTGAACGTAAGAAGATTATTACTTCAAGCTCGTAAGTTGATTTCTGCAGTAGCTGTAAGATTATTGTTCGAACAAAACGACCAAATTGTTAGACAACAATTCTTAGATAGTGTTAACCCTATCTTGGATTCAATCAGAAGAGACAGAGGTTTATACGATTTCCGTGTAACCGTATCATCTTCACCTGAAGACTTAGATAGAAATACATTAACAGGTAAAATCTACTTAAAACCTACGAAGGCGTTAGAATTCATCGACATCGAATTCTTCATTACTCCAACAGGAGCTTCGTTTGAGAACATTTAATAAACTTAACGGGGGTACTAATCATACCCCCTTTATTTGCCAAGTATGAAAAGACAACTTAGAGAGGGATTTAAAGGTGAGGGAACACCAGATATGAAATATTATGCGTTTGATTGGGATGACAATATTGTACACATGCCAACAAAAATAATATTAAAAACTGAAGATGGTGACGAAGTTGGTATGAGTACGGATGATTTTGCAGAATATAGAGGAATTATCGGTAAAGAACCTTTTGAATATAAAGGAGACACTATTGTTGGATTTGCCGAAGACCCATTTAAAAACTTTAGAACTGAGGGTGATAAAGATTTCTTAGTGGATGCCATGAGGGCAAAACTTGGACCAGCGTTTAATGATTTTAGAGAAGCAATTAATAACGGGTCAATATTTTCAATCATCACCGCAAGAGGTCACAACCCCAACACTTTAAAACAAGCTGTTTACAATTATATTATTGACGGATTTAATGGTATAGATAAAGACCAACTCGTTAAGAACCTTAAAAAATACAGGTCGTTTTTTGACGAGGACGATATGACGGACGATGAATTAATCAAGTCGTATTTAGACCTCAACAAATATCATCCAGTATCTTTTGACGATGAAGAAGGAGCTGCCAACCCCGAAGAAGCGAAAGTTCGTGCTATGGAGGGATTTGTTTCTTATATTAAACAAATGGCTAATGACTTAAATAAAAGAGCATTTTTTAAAAATGATGTATCTAATAACTTTGTTCCAGAGCAACCTAGTATTGGATTCTCAGATGATGATGTTAGAAATGTAGAAGTAATGAGTAAACATTTTAAAGATAAACCAGATAATATAGTTAAGACTTATTCTACTGCTGGAGGCGTTAAGAAGGAATATAAGTAGATTATAATCCCGACAAAATAAAAGTAAAGAGAAAAATTTTTTAACAAGACTATATTTATAGGATATAAACAACAAAAAAAACAAAAAAAAATTAAAATAACATGGCTGATTTATTAATGAAAATGCCGATACCTTACGAACCGAAACGCCAGAACCGTTTCATCTTAAGGTTTCCATCAAGTTTAGGTATTAACGAATGGTTTGTTGAAAGTGCTTCAAGACCATCTATCAAGATTGGAGCGACTGAAATTCAGTTCTTAAACACATCTACATTCGTTGCGGGTAGATTTAACTGGGACCCTATTAGTGTTAAGTTCCGTGACCCTATTGGACCGTCAGCGGCTCAAGCTCTTATGGAGTGGGTTCGTTTACATGCTGAATCAGTGACAGGTCGTATGGGTTATGCTGCGGGTTATAAAAAAGACATCGACCTTGAAATGTTGGACCCTACAGGAGTTGTTGTTGAGAAATGGATTCTTTATGGAACATTCTTAACTGATGTAAACTTCGGAGCGTTATCTTATAGTCAAGATGCGTTAGCGGATATCACAGCTTCTTTAAGAATGGACAGATGTGTGTTAGTATACTAATACTATTTACATAAAATCTTACTCATTTATATTTAACCGTAAAGCTAATAAACTTTACGGTTATTTTTTTATATGGACAATCAATCAAAAGACTACGGTCAAGAAAATTTTACACTACCACATGACGTGGTTCAACTACCTTCACAAGGAGTATTTTACAAAAATAAAAAGAAATCTATTAAAGTTGGTTACCTTACCGCATCAGATGAAAACATTTTGATGGGAGGTGCTAATGACTTAACAATGGCTTTATTAAGAGCCAAAATATATGAACCTGATGTTAGGGTTGAAGAATTAATAGAGGGTGATGTTGAAGCAATTCTTATTTTTTTAAGAAACACTGCGTTTGGACCTGAAATGGTAATAAATGTTACTGACCCAGTAACTAAAAAACAATTTCAAACCACAGTTGTGTTGGATGAATTGTCAATTGTTGGAAATCAAAAACCAACCGATGACGGCACATTTACAATAATGTTACCAAAATCACAATCAACTATTAAAATTAAACCATTAAATTACGGAGAGATTCAAGATATCAATCGTATGGCATCAACATACCCACAAGGTAGAGTTGTTCCAAAAGTTACTTGGAGAATGGAAAGAGAGATATTAGAAGTGGATGGTTCAAGAGACAAAGCACAAATTGCTAAATTTATTGAGTCAATGCCAATCGCGGATTCAAAGTTTATTAGAAACTTTATGAACGAAAATGAACCAAGATTAGACATGAACAAAACTATTATGGCCCCGTCAGGAGAAAAACTAACAGTGAATGTTGGTTTTGGGGTCGACTTTTTTCGCCCTTTCTTCTGAGTATAGGAAAAGTCAAATCGACGAATTTTATTATTTAACAACATTATTAAAGGTTTCCTACCAAGATTTTGAAAGGATGCCAGTATTTGTTAGAAAATATCTACTTAATAAATGGATAGAAGAAAATCAGAAGGACTAAAAAAATTGGTCCTTCTTCTATTTATATAGAAACCAAAACTTAAATGCCGTCAAAAAAAGAAATAGATGAGTTAAAAAAGAGTGTTGAAAGTCTTGCTTCACCTCTTGAACAAGCTGCCAAAGCTATGGACAGCATGTTTAATTTATCTGAACAACTGAACACATCATTTCGAATGGGTAGAACCCGAATGGATGAGTTGGGAGATGCCATCGCAAGGTCTGCAGCTGGAGTAATACGTTTAGGTGGTGATGCAGCATCTGCGGCCGCCACAATGGAGGGAATTGCTGAGGGGTCAAGAAGAAATGTAATTGCGACAGAAGAACAAGTTTCAAAATTATATGCCGCTAGTAAAATATTAGGTACAGAATCGGGAACATTAGTTGAAAATTTTGCAAGTGTAGGGTATGAAACATCTCAAATAGGTGTAAACTTAGAAAATTCTATTGATTATATCCAAAGTGTTGGATTAAATTCAAAGACGGTTATGGACGATGTTGGTGCTAACATGTCCAAAATGAACCGATATCAGTTTGAAGGTGGTGTTGCAGGTTTAACAAAAATGGCGGCTCAAGCTTCCATGTTAAGATTTGATATGCAAGAGACATTTAATTTTGCAGAAAAAGTTTTAACACCCGAAGGTGCGATTGAAACTGCCGCTGGTTTACAAAGATTAGGAGTTTCAATTGGTAATTTAACTGACCCATTTGCGTTGATGAATCAATCATTGACTGACCCTTCAGGTTTACAAGATAGTATTATTAAAGCTGCAAAACAATTTACAGAATTTGACGAAGAAACACAATCATTTAGAATAAATCCACAAGGTGTGTTGATGTTACGTGAAATTGAGGCGGAAGCTGGAATGTCTGCAGGTTCTTTAAGTAAAGCAGCATTAGCGGCTGCGGATTTAGATAAAAGAATATCCAATATTAGCCCTGAAATTCAATTTGACAAAGAGGAAGACAAACAATTGTTGGCTAATATGGCAACAATGAAAGATGGTCAATATGTTGTACAACTTAAAAATGACCAAACAGGTATAATAGAACAAAAGAAATTAAGTGAGTTAACTCAAGAACAATTTGATGCTTTAAAGGAAAGAGAAGAAAATAGACCAAAAACTCTTGAAGACATTCAAACAAGTCAATTGACCGTTGCAGAAGATATGGCGGCAAATGTTAAAGCTATTGCCGCTAAAGTTGCTTATGGTGTTGTCGCAACACCTGTAGTTCGTGAAAACATTTATGGTGCTGATAGAATCCTAAGAGAATTATCAAAAGATGTTTATAAGGCGATTCCTGAAAGTGCTAAAATTACTGAGAATGTTACAGGTGCTATAGATAAAATGAGAGAATTATTTAACGCAAAAGACGCTGGTAAAATATCTGACACAGATTTTGCTAAAAAAATTGAAGAGTTAGAGAATAGTGTTATTAAAGGGGCGAATTCGTTAGGTGAAAGTGGGGCTAAGGCACTTAAAGACATTTTAGATGCCAGTTCTAAAAACATTAAAGGAAGTAGTGGAATTGAAAAAGAATTCAGGGCATTTGCAAATGAAACTTTGGAAGCACTTGGTAAACCTGTAAATGCATCTGCTGAGGCGGTTAAACAAAAAGCACAGGCTAAACCTCTAAGTGAAGCAAATATTTTGGGTGAAACATTACAATCCAAGGTGTCATCAAAACAAATTGAAACAACTCAACCAAAGACAACTAATGTTACAAATAACGTAACTGGTAATATTAAAATAACTATAGATGGACCTGTTGGTGCCAATGGATTAACACAACAACAATTAACTCAAATATTCAACAGTGAAGGATTTAAACAATATGTTGCCACTCTTGGAAAAGATACAAAAGGTTCTGGTGTTACTAGTTATCAATGATAAAAAAAAACTCAATCAACCTATTTATTAGTAAAGATATAAATGGGTAGTCCGTTAGATTATATTAGCACCGAAGGATTCAGAAAAAAACTGATGACTCGTAATTTAGTACCTTATGCTAAATCGCCAAGTCCTGCTACGCCACCAATTACTTATGAAGTAATTCAACAAGATTTAACACCTGTTGATTCACCCGATTTCTTAATAGACACAACATTTTTTGCCGACAAACAATATCCACTTAATAGGTGGGGTAATGAAGGGGGATATGAATTTGCTCCTGACATTTCAGGAAATTTAAATACGGTTTCAAATCAAGGTGAATATGGTCCTGGACAACAAGACGCTCACATTGTTGACTCAGGATTTGCAGCAACTCAAGTATGGAGACCATTAAATGCTTACTCAAGCTCAAATAATTTTGATGCAGGTGAAGCGGTAACTACTTTAGAAACTGTTAGACCTGACCAAGATAGACCACCAAACGGACAACCATACCCAACATTTAATCCATCGTCTTATCGTTCAGTATCGATATTGTTAAATCCTGACCCACTTGGTAGTAACGGTTTATTAAGTTCTGACTCATTTATTGCTCGTTTAGGTGCCAAGACTTTAAAGAAAGAGTTTCAAGACCGTATTGGTAGAGCGATTATTAGAGAAACCATTGGACGTGCAAACATTTTAAATGTTAACAGTAGTTCAAACCTTGTTAACATATTAACAGGTAATGTTCCATTAATAGAGCCTAACTACAATATTACGGTTCCGTCAAATCCTTTGGGTGCCGCGGCACAATTCGCATTAAGTCTTGCGGGTAGTCAGGTGCCGTTCTCAACCATACCTGGTTCTTATTGGGACCCAAATATTAATCCACCACAACCAACAACAATCCAACAGGCGTTATTAGGTAATCCTTTGGCGGCAGGTGGTAAATTTATTAGTAATCTTTTAGGTGCGGGAAAAACAGGTTCTCAAATATTCTTTGAAAATACAGGACAAGGTCAAAAATCGTTATTGTTTAAGAATATTAACTTTAACAGATATAAACCAAGTTATGACCGAACATTAATTGACCGTTTGGGAGGGGCTTTGGTTGGTACCAATACAAACAACGCCAATTATTATATTGGTTCAACAACATCTGAACCATCAAGAATTTTTTCACCATCAGGGGCATTACCGAATGACCCTTATGGTAATGAAGTACAATCACCTGTTTATGGTCCTGAAGAGTTGGCACAATTATATGAAGGACCAAGTAAAGAAATTAAACTTGGAGCTAACGGACCGACTTACAGTAATGGTGGGGGTATTGAAGGTGGATTTACATGGGTATCTCCAAAGTACAAAGGAAATGCTGGTAAGAAAGTTGGTATCGGTGGTGAAATTACAAACGACGATGAGGATTTTAAACCTTCATCATATAATTCAACCGAGTCCACAGAAAGAACATTCAGAGAAGGTTCAATCTTAGACGACACTCAAAGATTGATTGATAGCCAACCACAAGGTGGAAATCGTTTAAAACATGCAGGTAATGCAATTGACCAAGTTAGTAAGGTATTCAATGACGGATACAAAGAAATGACTAAGGGTTCAAGAGTATTAAGTTATGTCGGTGCTATTGGACAAGAAGTCGGAACTGAATATTGTCGTGTATTTGCCAAAGATATTCCTTATTTACAATACAACGACCTACAAAAAACTGATGGTATTACAACCGAAGGTAGAAGATTTGCTTGGTCTGTTTTAGATAAGACATATAATCTTAACATTGCACCAAACAAACAAGAGGGAGGACAAGACTCGACTAATATTATTGGTACTATGAATAATGCTTATGCTAAAAAATATATGTTCTCGTTGGAGAATTTGGCATGGGCAACATCAAATACACCAGGTTATTCTGTTTCAGATTTAGCGGTGTGTGAGAGAGGACCTAACGGTGGTAGGGTAATGTGGTTCCCACCATATAACCTAACATTCAATGAATCGGTTCAAGCAAGTTGGAATCAAAATGATTTTATTGGAAGACCTGAACCAATCTATACTTACAAAAATACAAGTAGAACAGGTAGTTTAACATGGGACATTGTTGTTGACCACCCATCAATATTAAATGTTATTGTTAATAAAGTGTTGGCTAACGAAACTAACAAACCAAGAATTGATAGTATTTTGGATTCATTCTTTGCTGGATGTAGAAAATATGATTTATATGAATTGGCTAAAAAATATTACACAATCAATCCAAACGATTTATTCCAAATCCAACAAGCGATTACCTCTAAAGAAATTACAAGAGAACAGATGCAATATGTTATTAGTACTCTTGATGGTGATAACCCACAATTGGCGGCATCTAACAGTGGAGGTGGTGTAACAGGTTCTGGTGGTGGTGAAGCAACAGGAGCGGTCGATTTAAAAAAATACCAACAAATTGCATTTTATTTTGGTAATGATTATCCAAAACCAAAAACGGCTCCAAATTATACTCAAGAGTATGATAGATATACTGCACCAGGAAACGTTGCTTTATATAATAGTAAACCAAATGGGGCTCAGTTAGATGAGTTTTTTAATACGGTTGTGACACCAAACTATCAAATTGGTCAACAATTGGCAGATAAAATTGCGGAACTATTAACAACTAATAGTGAACAAAATACTAACATAACAATTACAATTAGTTCAAGTTGTTCGGCACCTGCCACTCAAAGTTATAATAAAGAACTTTCAGCTAGAAGAATTGCTTCGGTTATTAAATTTTTTACTGAGTATCCTGCAACTAGTAAATTTGTAAAATCAAACAGATTAATTCTTAGAAGTGGAGAAGGGTTTGGTGAAAACACAACATCACAACCAAAAAAATCTAAAAAAACTCAAGCACCATATTCAATTGATGAAATGGAAATGGGTAATACGGTAAATTGTACGGATAATGATGAGAATACTGTAGGTGGTGATTCACAAGCGGGTTCTAAAGATGTGTTTACTACAAGTGCTATGGCGTGTAGACGAGCGTTTATATCAAGTATAACAACTAATTTACAAGAGCCACAACCTATCATCACAACACCTAATAGAGAAACCACGGTAGTTACAGGTAACGTTGTAACTGTCACAGAAACACAAACAACTGTTGAAGAGACTTGGGCTCCAAAAGACAATATTACTAAAAGAGTGTTAAGAGCTTTATTATCTGAGTGTGATTATTTTGAGGTTATCAAAGAAGAAACACCTATGGTATATGATAATCTTAAAGATAAATTAAAGTTTTTCCAACCAGCGTTTCACTCAATGACACCTGAAGGTTTAAATACAAGACTTACTTTCCTACAACAATGTATGAGACCTGGTGATACAATACCTGTGGTTAAATCTATTGGGGGTAAAGATGTGTTGGAATATAATAATGCTACCAACACGGCATTTGGGGCACCACCAGTTCTTATTTTAAGGGTTGGGGATTTTTATAATACTAAGATTATACCAACAAGTTTGAGCATTGCTTATGAAGGATTAGATATTAACCCTGAAGGTATTGGGGTTCAACCTATGATAGCTAAAGTTACAATGGCATTTAATTTTGTTGGTGGTAGCGGATTAAAAGAATCTGTTGACCGATTACAAAATGCTCTAACATTTAACTACTACGCTAATACTGAAATTTATGACGATAGGGCGGATGTTACCGATACAAGTTATCAAGTATTGGACAAAGAATTCTTACAGTTCGCTGCGATATCTGGTGTAGTACCTCCAACAATTAATAGTGCTCAACCAAATAACGGATTATCCAATGAGAATACTATTGGTACAATACTAAGTAATAGTATTACTTCTACAGGACAAACAGGTAGTATTAGTTATGAAAGTTTTATGGATAAATTTTTGGAAGAGACTCAAACGTATTTTACAACTGTTGTAAATAAAATTAGTGAAAGTGTTAATCAATATAATAATGCTTTACGTCAACAATGGATGTTAGAAAGAAATTATACTGATGGTGCGTTCTTGGCTGATAAAAATGAACCTGTAAATATGTTTGGTAAACCAAACAATACTGAAAGTAGAATTAATGTGGTTGTTGAGGAATTGTTAAAGGATATTAAAAAAGATGATGAACCGTTTATTAAATTCATTAGTAAACCTGAATACAATTTTTCAAATAAAATTATAAGACAACTTAAAGAAAATTATACAAATTTTGTTAAAACAAAAAGCGGTACGTACCAAAATGCGATAACAAAAATTACTCAAGACATGACAAATGTTCAACAAGTGTATGTTGGATATGTTGCAAGAGCAAATACTGTTGTTTATTTTCCATCTGCATATCCAGGACCTTCAGGTACTGATGGTAAACAAGATAAGACAGGTAATGTGATATCATACACTATATTACCAACAACAACCGTGGACCCTAGTTCTCAAGGTGCAAGTGATACTTTGATTGAATTAGCTAATGATATATTGGCTATTAAGAGTGGTATTACTGAATTTAATACAATTACAAATGGAACTGTTGCATTTAAATTTAATACGGTAACATATGAGGGTACCTTAGTATTTCCTCCAAATTATAAGTTACCCGAAAATCAAAAAGTCTTTATTCCATTTAGTAATCTTTCAAATTTTATTGATGTACCATTTAGAAGAGTTTATATGATTATTTCTGACGATGTTGTTGATACTAAAAAATATGAAACCTTTAGAAATGCGATGATTGGTAATATAATTAGTAATCAAGGTCTTATTGGTAGTCCAGAAAATTCAACTAACTTAACAACACGATTCAATGAATATTGGAATACGATTGCCAAACCAGCGTTTGTAAATGAAAATGATATAACTAAAGAGTTTATTAAACATATGCAAACACAAGAGTTACAAAATTTCTTAAAGTTTACACCTTACACTTTAAAGAAAAAAAGGTTATTTACATATACTACGGAGAATGCAAATACTGATGGACAAATAGCGTTGATTAAAGGTTTAGGTGCAACTGAAAACCAAAACACAAATAATAAAACATGGGACGATGAGGTATCAAGCGAGGTATTCATCTCAAAGGCAAAATTTAACTAATGGCATATCAATATTGGAATAGATATAGTGATTTTTTAATTAATGGTGAACAAACCGTTGTTCCTTTTGTGCAATTACCTCAAAAACCAACAGACAAGTCTTACATATATAAAGTGGCACGTAGTCGATTGGATGTAGTATCTCAAGAATATTATAACTCACCATATTTTGGTTGGTTAATATTACAAGCGAACCCACAATTTGGAGGGTTAGAAAATAATATATTCGATGGGGCGGTATTGATTATTCCTTATCCACTACTACCTTCATTACAGGACTATAAAGCGGCGTTAGATAACTATTTCTATTATTATGGCAGGTAACAAACCAGGAGACAACAGTGGAAACGTATTAGTAGAATTTGATTATAACAACATTATTGTTGTTGACCCAAATAAAACTATTGATGCGTTTGGTAATATTAGTGAAAGATTGGTTGACCATGAAAATTTGGTTATGTTTGCCAACCTTGAAGCTGAAGTATTGCCAAGAACTAAGTTGGCGGTTGGAGGAAGTCCTGAAGATAGAGCTAGAGTTATTTCTGTTGCTAAAATAAATTTTTTAAGACCAACAGAAAATACATATTTAACTACAGGTTATTATGATGAACTAACAGGTAAGGGGGCTAAAAATGGTTTAGGGGATAATCAAACAAGAATCCAAACTATCGCACCAAATGATGGGACAAAACCATACGATAGAGTTACTGTAAATAACCCTGGTAATACATCAACTGATAACGGTTTATTAGGGATAACATCAATTAATGTGAGGACAAGTAGTTCATTTATTCCCCAAGTTACTGTTCTTCTTGAAGATATTCAAGGAAAGGCATTGTTTGAGTTGGGAGATAATTCACCATATGCTGCATTCTTCAATTTACCATACCCTCCATTTTATTTAACCCTTAAAGGGTTTTATGGGCAAGCCATTAAATACCAATTAAACTTAAAGACATTCCACGCTTCATTTAACACGTTTAGTGGTAATTACCAAATTCAGTTAGAATTTGTTGGTTATAAGTTCAACATCCTCAATGAAATATCAATGGGACACTTGTTGGCGACACCACACATGTACAGTACAAGATTTGATATTTCTAAATCACCAACATCTGCTGAGGGGGGTAATAAAAATATAGAATCAACTACAAAACAAAGTAACACAATTGCAGGTCAGGCAAGTAATAGTCAAAATGATGTGGTTACTCAAATTGTAAGTGAAAAGGGTTATCAAAAAGTAATTGAAGTCTATAGTGAGTACAAAGCCAAAGGGTTACTTGACCCTGATTTCCCTGAAATGACGTTTGCTCAATTCATGAATTCATTAGAAAACTTTGAAAAAACCATCATCGATTCATATACCAAAGTGGATGTAGAACCATTGACTAATATTAGGGCTTACAAAGAAATTTTAAAAAATTATTATAATGAAATCTATGCTTCTGATACGTCTTGGTATAATACATACATGGACTTAAGACCAATTGTATTAAATAATGGAACGTATGTTTATACATTTAAAGAAACGATATTAAAAGACCCAACAAGACAACAAGCCGCTCGAACATTGTTGAGTGGGTTTACTTCACAATTCAATGAAAGATTGGCGGAAAACCCAACACTAGGTGTTAAAGGTGCTGCACCTATTAAAAATAGTATTACATATGATACTATGTTGATTAATGTTAATGTCAATGATATTGATTTAACTAAAACAACAATTCAACGAACTGGAATATTATCACCAACCACTGCTGATACTAAGTCGACTGACACTTATTTAAAGAATTTATATAATACAGGTGTTGAGGTAAATACAAATACTCTTAATGTTATTAAGCCCCCATTTTTTATTTTTAAATCAAATACAGTAACAAGTCAAGTTGAACCAAGATTTGAAAATTTAATTTATCAACTTGAGGCTGAAGCCAATAGAAAGTTGACCGATTATGAAACAAGACTAACGGCAGACTTTTCAAGAAAAATCGAAGATAGTAAAATCGGTCTTGGATTTAGACCAACGGTAAGAAATATTTGTGCGGTTATAATGGCGTCAGCAGAAGCATTTATTCGTTTAATGGATGAGGTTCATACAAACGCATGGAATGTAAAATATGACCCAGTCAGACAATTATCTATTTTAGATAATCCATCATCGGCACCTGGTACTGATACTTTAGGTAATATTAAAAAATCACAAGAATCTGCAAATCAAAACCAAGGGTTATCGACAAGTCAAGTTCCTGTTTATCCTTGGCCACAATTCTTTGTAGAAACCCCTGACGATAAAAAAGGACGTTTTCAATTAAGATATATTGCGGGCCCTTCAGTTGTTGATATCACTAAAGGTTACCTTTATGATAAATGGCCTGAAGTTGAGTTTGTTGAAGAATATATGAGAGGTATTACTCAAAGGTTTAATCCTCCAATCGCTCAAGTACCGACAGATAGTCAAGCAACTACAAATATAATTAACATTAATGCTATTGAATACCCATCAAACGGTATTGCGTATGTTAGTAAAGAGGAGATTAAATTCTTCTATGAAATTTGGGAAAGACAATTTTTAACTGCCAATTATTCGGGATACATTAGAGCTAATGGAAATCAGTTAAGTCAGTTAAGCGAATTAATTTTAAGTTCGGAAACAACTAATATTGTTACAAGTTTAGGTATTAGTTCGCCATTTTTAACTTTAAAACTTAAAAATTATAATATAACTGCGGAAAATTACGAACAAACTTTGTCTAACTTTTCTAACCAAGGTACTGGTAGGGCTTATCAAGAATTCATAAGAGATTTCTACGTAACTCCTTACATTAGAAATTTAACCGAAAACTCGTTTAACATTCTTACTACAAATGATTTAGGTAAAGAACCTCAAAATCCTGCCAAATATGAGGCGTTAGAACAATTAGTTAAAAATGCGTCAAATGACCCATTGGTTATTGATACGTATCCTTTTACGGACCCTAGTTGGGTTTCTAGTAATATGGCTCAAAGTAGTACCAATGCAAACAATTCGGTTTATAATACAACACAAGTATTAAGAGTCTTTAAAGAAAGAAATGTAATATCAAACTTTGATAGTGTTTATAATTACACAACAAATAGACCTGTAACTAATTTTTCTTACTTAACGGTAACAGACCCTATTAGTGAAATATCATCAACTAATTTATCGATATTTTTAGATACTAGAAAAAATCCCGATAATTTTATACCGACTGAAGGATATGTTAATCATACAAGACAAATAAATAATATTACAACTGAAACGACAACAACCATGTTGAATACACCATACATGGTGAATGCAATTCAAAACGGTGTATTAAATTGGAGAAAGAAAGACAAGTATCCATATGTTCAGGCGGCGTATTTATTTATCAATTCATTACCTTTAGCATCGTTAAAAGAAAAATATAAGACTCAAAACTCTTCAAACGATTTAGATTATATTGCATCTTGTTTTAAAAAGTTTGGGGCTATACATAAAATGCCATATGCTTGGGTGTTAAAGATGGGTTCTATTTGGTATAGATATAAAACCTATAAAACAACTGGTGTTGATTTCTTGGATAGTGCTTGGACCAATTTTGATTATAAAGTTAATTTTGACCCAGTTACAAGTTCTGATACAAAAACATATAAATTTGAGTTTGACGGAATTAAAGAAATTACATTACAAAATACAACATCTGTTAATAACCCAAAAATACAAACAGGTTTCTATCCTAAAGTGATTAATGACTTTAACGTATTTTATAATGGTTATGACTTATATACAGGTTATACTAACACTGAAATTCAAGCAAGTATTGGTGGTGGTATGAAAGTGTATAACTTTAAAGATTCAAACATTAACCCAAGTAGTTCGATTGTTGACCTCTTAACTGGTTTCCCAAAAATTTCAACTATTGAAACATGGTCTGTGGTGTTACCTGATACGGTAATGGATTTAGAAAACTTGGCGGTTAATTGTAGACCAAATAGAAATACAACAAGTAATAGTTATTTTATTGTCCCTTCA